GACACGTTTTTTGCTATTCGTTCTCAGTTTGGAGATGAGACTACAGGTCCATACGAATATAAAGACCCTACTAGCAATGAGTTGTTTGATATGAAAGCATCTCTAGGACCATTTGCTGCCTATGCAATGACGGCAGATTATTTGTATAGATTATTTCCTAGTATACACGGCAATGATAAAGTCGCTAGTACATTACCCTACAGTGTTCGTGAGTTCTATTCCGCTATTACAGGTGGACAAGGACGAGCAGGAACACAACTTGATTTAATTGATGGTATAGCAGATGTAATGATTAACGGTTTTCAAGAGGGTAAAAAAGCAGAAATTCTTTTAGAAAATGTATTCAGATTTGCTGGCGGTTATTTAAATTCATTTACAGTAGGCGCAGGTGTGCTAAAAGATTTAGCGGCTACTGTTGACCCAGACTTCCGTAAAGTTCCTGACAACACTGATGTAGAGTTTTTACCCTATATGCTAAAACAAGCTACACGTTCTTTTCCACAGACAGTTGACCCCGGTGCAGATGGTTTCTTTGGTATGACAGGCATTGGCCCACAGCGAGACGCAATAGCACAAAGTCCAACACGTTCTGGTGGTATGCGATATATTAATCCATTTGTTAAACAGCTTACTGGTTTAACTTATAAGCCACAGAAAACATTTGCAGAACGTGAACTAGACAGATTAGGTTTTGATTACTACGAACTTGCACCACGTAATATACAGTTAGGTAAACCATTGTCTAATGAGGCAAAAGGATTAATGGGTAAGTACATGGAAAGACAAATTGCTAGTTATTTAGCAAGCAAGGAATATAAGTCTATACCAACAGATAAATTAAAGAGAGAATATTTAAGACAACAAATAAATGGTTTTAGAACAAAAGCACGTAAACTTGTTCTTGACCCAGACCGTATGAATAGTGGAATGACTGATAAAGAAAGACAGCGTAGATTCAAAACTATATATTATAACACGGTTGGTTCTTCTGAGAGATTGCGTATAGAAGAGGTGTATAAAATAGAAAACAACGGCAGAACAATAGAAGATGATGGTGCATTTGAATATGCTTTATCTCAAGCAGAGAAAAAGAAAAGACGAAAGAAAAAGTTTAAATAAACAAGGGGGCAATTAAGCCCCCTCTTTTTTTATCCAATCTATAATGTCTTCTGGCCCTGTACGTATGCAATCACACACAGTGTTAATGACAGCCATGCTAATTACGTAACCTAACCACATAGCTACAACACCTAATATAAGATACATAAGTATCCTACCTATTATCTCCATCACCCCCAAGTGTGCCTCGCTTACTTCGTCCTGACAGTTTAGAGTAATTCTCACTAGCAATATCAGAAAGATTGATACCCAAGTCATTTGCCAGATTAGCGCAGTACCATAGAACATCACCAATCTCCGCTGCTATTTCAAGTTTTTTTACTTCAAATGCTTCCTTGTCAGCACCATCCCTGATAAACTTCTTTACCTTGTTAGCAACCTCACCTGCTTCACCAGCCAAACCAAGCGCAGGATAAAGTATCCTGTGCGTGGCTGGATAGATGGCAAACTCAATTGACTTACGTTGATATTCATTCATCTCCATGTCTTTATATTTCTCTTTTATCCACTGTTTAGCTTGCTGCTCTAAATCCATCAAACAACTCCATGAGTTTTGATTGGGAAATCTTGAACCATTCGTTACTCCGTTCTTCTGCTTTTTCTTCAAACAGCCTATGCATTTTACGCTCTGCATCGTGCCTGTTCTTTGTACCTACTTTAGTTATAATAAAGTAATCACGGAAGGGAGAGGATGTTTGATAGCCGTTTAATCTGTCTTCAGCATCAACAGCTTTACCAATCTTTATCCACTCAGGCCACGCTTTATTTCCTATAGCGTAAACCTCACCCTCATTAACAGACTCAATCTTGTTGTGTGACCAAGCGTCATCTAATGACTTGTATCTGCCGGGTTTGTGTAATGGATGCGTCTTAGGAATATACTTACCGTTAACAAACATTCTGGTTGTATTCTTTTTTGCATGTGACGCAACTCTACGTCTATTGCCATCTCCCGGTTGCACATACCAGTATTCTCCATCCTGAAAAACAGGTTCTTTTTTAGTGTAGTTTTCTAACTTTATCTTTGTATTACTAAACATATTAAACATCATCTCCTTCCTTTTAAACTTCATACCCATCAAAATATGTATCTAATATCTCTAGTCTATCTTCATGCATAGCCATCTTATCTAACTCTGCTTGCATAGCTTCCATAATATCAGAGTGTTCACCTATACCTGATGGATTTTTTAAATACACATTTATATTTGCCTTGTGTAAATTTATGTTAGCCTTTGCATGTTCACGTAAAACATCTATCATTTCTTGTTTCATATCTTCTCCTTTCTAAATCTGTGTTTAAAGAACACAACTAAGTTAAGCACGGTGTTTGTTGTAATCATTATAAGTAACCACCACTGCCACCATAACAAATCCAATCCACTACATTCTATCATTATGCAGCAGTTAAGTCAACTACTTCACAAACTCCTGCAGTGCAAGCTAACTCACGCCCACCTGATGTAGTGTCTTCCTTTTCAAACTCTGAAAGCAAAGTCCAATCAATAGCTTTTGGCATCATTGCTTTTGTCTCTTTATACTTGTCAGCATCAATCTGTTGATACGGGGCTTGTGCATACGTGCCACCATCATAGGGCAAGAAACTGACACCTGACACTTCATCAAAGTTATCATACACCCATGCACCTACTTCCATCCATTCGTTAGGCTTGACATTAATTGTTACGGATGGTTTGTGTTCACACCAGTAACGCTGGTACATAAGCCACAACTCAAGCTGTTCAATTGCTGTCATATCATCCCGTGTAATAGCATTAAGTGGTGCGCTAACAGGAAAACTAAACACGGTTGTACTTTCTGGCTTGCCTACATCTGGTTCGTTGGGAATACCTTGAGCCTTCATAAACTCTGTAAGTGGGTCTTTGTTATCACCACGTACAGTTCTGATATAATACTGGCTATGCCTTGAGTGAATACCACTTGCGCTGTCTACAAGCTGTGACACAGTGCCTGATGGCTTTACACAAGTGATTGCAGCAGACACAGGAATACTTAATTGCTTTGCGATAGATTTGTTTGTTTCAACCGCTGTGTCACGTAGATTTTCAAGCATCTGACCAATGTTCTTGCCTAACTTAGCTGACTTTCCTGATGTCAGTTCATTATCCATGATACCTGTCAGAGACACGCCAAGCAATCTTTCTTCCTCTGTATTCTTTTTCCAGACAGAACGAAGGTACTTGAAGTTAGTTAGTGTTGATTGGAACGTACCCAAGATAGTTGCTAATCGCACTTTTTCTTTAAGCGTTTCTGTTGAATCACCAGCACGTACTACAACTTCAGAGAGATTGCAGAACTGATTGGGGCGTAGGATAATCTCAGAACAAGGGTTAGTACCAAAGTCCTGTTCAGCATCCCTGCGTCCATTCTTTGCCGCCTGTGTCTTTGCTGACTGACGATTAAAGATGCCACGCTCACCAGAATGTGATTCGTACAGGGAAAGCCATTCACGCATAAATGTACCCATCTCTGGCTTCTCTTTATACGCTACAGAGTTATTAGCCAAAGCCCGTTGACCATCCCGTTTAATGTTTTTCTCTGGTTCATCCCACCATACACCAGATTTAGCGTGGCGCATTTGGTCATCATTAAGATTGGATAGGCTAATAAGTGCGCTACGTCTTACTCCACCTACAACTACAACTTCACCAATCTTACACATAATGTCGTGACATTCAATAGGATATAACCTACGTCCTGTCGCACCTTTAAACTTGTTGATAATAAAGTGAAACAAGTCTTCAAGAGGGGCTGGGCCACTGGCTCTACCACCAAATGTCTTGAGCCTTGCACCTGCGGGGCGTACCTCTGATACATCCCACTTAGGAATCTGACCAGCGTACAGCATAGCAATAAGTTCCCGTAGTGACTTGGCCCAGCCCGGACGTGAATCGCCAACCTTAATGATAGTATCTGTGTGATGCATATCTTCGTTGACGATTGGTAGCTTCTCAATGTTGTGACGTTCAACAGAGAAGCCTACACCTGTGCCACACATGAGTATGTACATTGCTTCATCAAACGCACGTGGGCTATCCACAGGCACGTATGAACAATTGTATCCACCCACATGACAACGGTCAAGGGCAGGACCAGATGTCATTAAGGCTCTCATGCTTGGCATAATATGCTGGTCAAGAACGGCAGTTTCTAATTCTGCACGTAACTCATCAGCAAGGGTGTACTTGTGTTTCTTCTTTAGATGAACAGTCATGTAATCAAAATAACGTGACACTGTTTCAGGCCATGTCTCACGCCTTTGCTCATCTTCTTTCCATCTTGCATAGCGAGACAGAGCGATAAAGTTTTGATAGTCTGTAGGTAAATAGTTGCTTATCATTTTTTACTCCTGCATTGTTTTTATATTACGAATTTTTATTCCTTCTACATCATAAAGATATTCCTGTATACTTTCTTCTAGTTCCTCTGCAACATTTTCGTCAGCAGGTACAGGATATTCTTCAGGGTCAACATCTAATGTAAGAAATATCTTAACTCTTATCATTGTCTATGCTTCCTAAAAGTTTGTCAAGATACCACGCTGCTTTACGCAAGTCTTGATTTTTACCCTTGTAGTTTTCTCTCCATGTGTATTTTAGATTGTTACCTTTGCAGTAACCTCTAAACTCTACAGGTGTAAGAGCCGCTTGAATAGCATCAATACACTCAATAGAGCCACCATTATAATGTGGTGGGTCATTTACCATATCTACCTTACCGTATACCTCTTTGCCTATCCGTTCTGCTTTTTCAATCTTTTCCATGATGTTTTTATAACTGGTCACTATGCATTTCCTTTCGTTTTTGAGTCAAAGTTTATTCTAACTACATTACCTTCCTCTTGAGTAATAGTAGGTTTATTTTCTAACTCAACATCGTAGTGTCTGTCAACCCTTTCTTCTACAAATTTATGAACTAGATTACGAAAATCCTCATACATCTCCATAACAGGTATGGTTGAAGCTATCATTTTACAAAAGTGCATAACTTGAAAATAATCTTCATCAGATAATGTATTGTCAGGTTGACTTATTATTGCAACATCAATCTCACCGTTCCAAGAACCATCACTATCTACAGTGGGTCTTATCCGTAACATAAAATCTTCTCTGTCTATACTCTCTTGTTTCATGACTAACTCCTTCTCACTTTACTACCAGTAAACTTTATAAACTTAGGATGTTTATTTTTTCCTTTTTCTTTTAGCCATTCTTCAGGTATGATACGGTCATAATATCTGAAACCATATCTTATACACCACTCAGCATAGCTAGACTTTGCACCCTTTCTTAACTTACGTCTACTATTTTCAAATACAAATCTTATATCGAGACTAGGGTGTTGCTTTTTGATAGCAAGATGCTTACGTCTATCTGCTGCTGTAAACATTCCCTTTGTTTCAATTATTAGTCCATTGAAAAGAATAAAGTCAGGTGTATAGGTACGGTAGGCTAAGTCTTCCCATTCTATCTTAATACATTCATAACCAAAGTCAATCTTTAGTTCTTTTAAATAATCAGATAGTTTAAATTCTAAGCCTGACCTGTACCCATACTTACGTGCAGCCCTAAACTTTTTAAAGTTTGGTGGCATTACCGCAGATTTCTCCACGTAAGGCCACTGTAACCCATAGCCTTCATCTCCTCACGTATCATAGCGTCTGCTTCGTTACGTGCTTCAATTGCTGCTCTTAGACCAGCAGTGCGCTTCT